TTTTCTTTTTGATATGGTCCATATAACAAATCAATTTGATTAAATGTCCAATTATTGTTAGCAAATCTAATTAATTTAAAAATACCTTTTAAAGGATGAATCATCCAAATAACATCATCTTTTTGAATATATCTAATATACTCTAAATCACTTTCGGTAAAAGAATTAGCTATTTCATAAGGACTTCCACCATTTAAAATTAATGCTTGCTGGTAATAAAATCTAAAATATCCAGCACCAAGTTCAATAATTAAAACTTGATCAACCGAATATTTAAATCTAATAATTCTTGTTTTTTTTGTAGAGTCTTTTATTTCATTAACAAATTTAGTTCCTTTTCTTCTAAATAACCAGCCTTGAGGGTGAACATCAAAATTTTCAACTATTGATCCACCATTAAAAAAAGGTTCAAAATCAACTATTCCATCAATATTAGGCGATAATTCGCCAGCATTAAACCTAGTTTGTATTTCATCGATATTAGCCATTTTGTCTTATATCTATCCACTCATTACTTGTTATTCCTGTTTCATTCCTAATTGCTTTAAATTGAGTCATTGCAGAATATAAAGCATCTTGGTATTCAGCATATAATTCCTTTTCTTTAGTATTAGAACCAGTTAAATTATAACAAATTTTATAAGCTAATAATAATACAAAAGCATTTTTAAAACCTGTTGTATATTCGTTTGGATCGGTAATTCTTCCAATGTAAGTAATTTTTATATTATCAATATTAGTTAAAATATATTTACCTTCAATTGTATATTCAGGATTATTTTCGATTGAAATTAATTTGATATATTCAGGATTGGTAGGTAAAGCAAATTTATAACTCCATTCATAAAGCGGCGTGTCTACAACCTTGTTTAAAGATTGTCTACACACCGCAAAAGACCATTCAGCCTCATTCAAAATCTGGTTTAATGTAAAATCATAAGCAAGTCTTAAATCAGTAGCTTGTTGACTCGAGTCCGTGTCAATATCTTGAACACGACTCTTGCCTAATTTTAATAATGCTAGATTACATAATTCAGTTTTTGAAGTCATTACAATACAGAATATTCAATTAATATTCTAATATCGCCAGCAGCTGAACCAGCAGTGTTGAAAGTGATTGCTGGTTGAAATAACTTTTTAGGGTCAGCAGTTAAGCCAGCAATTTCCCAAAGTTGTTTATGTTTATTTTCAATAGCAGGTTTTGTAAAACCATCAACTCCTTTTGTTGCAGTTGCTAAACTTTGTCCGTCCAATAAACAATCTTTAACTATTACTGCAGCACCAGCTGAAACGGTCTCATAGAAACCTAAATCAACATCAGTTGCACCAGTAATAGCGTCAAAATCTAATTGAATGCGGTGAATAACTGCATTGCTTGGAAGGGGTGCGCCTAGATAAAATACTGAAGCATCGCCATCAGTTGTTGCTTTCGCAATTGTATCGACAATAATTCTACTTCTAGCTCCATTGAGCTGGAAGTTATTTTTGTCAAGTGAGCCTGTTTTATTAGCCATAATGTATTATAAATTAAAATTAAAATTAAAATTAAGCGGTTGGTAAATCAGTTGTTAAACAATCAATTGCTACAACAAGTTTTTCTTCCATACGAGTTGCCCCATAAGAAGCTTTTGCAGATAATTGAATGTTTTGTTTAGTAACATTTTTTTCAGCAAGAACTTTAATTTCTTGTTGTTTTGCAAAAAGACCAGCTCTTTTAACATAAAGAAAAGCTCTTTTAGTGTTGGCATTAGCTCCAGTTGGAAGATAAGAAGAGTTAAATCTTAAAAATTTAATACCATAAAACTCTTCAGCTTTAGTATATTTCATTTCAGCATTAACGCTAAGTTTATAATCTTTATTAATAAATTCAGTTTGACCAAGCAAATATCTATAAGATTGAGTTGATAAAACACAATAAACTTCTTCTGTTGCTAAATCAACATCGTTGTCTTCAAAAATTTTGATACCATCTTTAAGTTTTTTAGTTGTCAAATCTTTACCACCATCGGCAATCAATTGATTAGCAGCATCAAAAGCAACATCAGTTAAAGCGCCATTTTTATCGACAGATTTTGCAGAGCCAAGTAAACCATTTATAATAATCTGGTCTTTTTTTCTATTAGCTGCTTTGATAAAGTTTTGCAACATGGCAGATTGAGGATTTACCATTTGTCTTTGTAAATCTTGCTCGTCAATAAAATCCATACCTTCATAATCTACAGTTTGAATTGACCGCCTTGAAAATTCGGTTGGGGTATATTGAACATCAGAGTGTCTTCCTTGTCTTGCTAATAATTCAACACTTCCAATTCTATCAAAATATTCAAGATTAGTGTTCATTTGAACATTATCCAAAGTGCTTTCTAATAATGAAGTTGATTTTTGGGTAAGTTCTCTTAGGTTGGTGTTAAAGGCAATTGTTGCTGCCAATAAATCGGCTGTTTGAGTCATAAAATATAATTTTGAATTTAAAAATAATAAAAATCGGGGATTACTCCCTCCTAATTGCTACCCTTAATTTCAAAGACTTATATTAAGCTCCCTTTTACTTTTTTTTGGACAATGTTTGGCTTAATAATATAATATTAAATTTTAATGTCAACTACATTTTTTTTATTTATTGCTAAAAATAAATTAATATCACAAATTGCATTTTGATTATTATCTTTATAAAAAGATTGATTAATAAATATCAAAATTGCACCTTTGGTATAAAAAAAACATTTGGAATCAGTAAAGCCATTATTAAAATATTTTGTCTTTAAATCTATTCCTTCTTTAATATTACTTATAACAAAATTCCTCCATTTATCAGCATCATTACTTTTCCCTATAGAATATATTTCTTGATTTTTAAAATATTCTTTTACTTCCTTAATATTTCCTAAATTTGTTAAGATTTCTTTATCAAGTAAATTCACAATCAATTCTTTTGACTTTGTATTTAACGCTTCATCTACCATTTTTTTAAAATGGTCAAGTGGGGCATTTGGGTCTCCAAGAGTAAACATATATTCATATTTATTATAGACTCCTGAATCATATTTATTATAAAAATCTTCAAGATTATTAAATTGTGTAAAAGTATTTATCATTATTATAAATATGGTTTTTTTAAAAGCTCAAAAACTTCATTAATTGCTTTTGGATCTCCTTTGTGGTAAGGATGATCTTTGTTTTTTAAAATTTGTTGAAATTGTTCTTCTGGTGAAATTGAGCTTAAATTTCCACCAACCGAACCCTCACCAACTTTTAAGGCTATCTTATCCATTATTTTATCAATAATAATTTTTTGACTAAAAGGTAAATTTTCAATTATAGCCAAATCTTCTTGACTAACATAATTTGGTAAAGTTTTTCTTGCCCTATCTGCCCTTTGTTCATAATCAAAACCCCATTCTTTTTTTAAAGTTTCTAAAGCTTGTTTATTAGCTTCAAATTCTTTTTTTTCTAATTCAACAAATTCTTGTTTGTCAGCTTCAAAAATACTATTAAGAAATTGTTGAGCTACATCTGGTTTAATTCCTAATTCCAAAGCTTTTGTTTTAGCTGTGTTTATAATATTATCTTCTATTGCATAACCTTCAGGAAGTTTTACTTGGTAATCTTCAGGTTTAAATTGTTGATTTGCTTTTAATTCAGCTTCAATTTCAGCCTTAACAACATCGCGAGCTTTACCAAAATGTTTATTTTTGTGATAATAATCTTTAGCAATTGCTTGTAAATCTTTAGGAAAATTTTTTGAAAGTCTTTCAAAATCAGCGTCTTTTCTAATATCTTCAGGGAAAAATGAATTAATATCAAAACTAGCTGTTGAATTTTCTTGAATTGATGAAGTTTGTATTGTTTCTTGAGTTGAAATTGGTTGTAATGGTTGTGAAATGCTTTGATTTTCAATTGTCATGTTTATAAATTTTTAATTGTTTGTAAATTTAAGTTATTATCAATGTATTGAAAAGCAATCTTCATTCCATATTGAATTAAAGCTTCTTTTTCAATATCATTAGTAAGATCTTTAGTTAAAAATTCTGGATTAATAACTAAAGCAGTTCTTAAATCTTTGTAAACAATTTGACCTTCAGGAGTTTGAAAAAGGTAATTAAAAATCCTTTCTCTTTCTTCAATTTTTTTATCAATTTTTTCAATGATTTGATTATTATCCATTTTTATTAGCTTTATTTAAATTTAAAAGTGTATTAGATTGCATGTTAGTATCCAATATTTCTTGTTGTTGAGCTATTTGTTGTTGTTTAGCATTTCTATCTTTTTTAACTACATTAGGATCTTTTATTGCCTTTGGTTCGATTTGTAAAATATCGCCTTTAAATCTTACTACTTGATCAAAATCAATATTATCTAAAATATTTGGATTAGCTTGAGCTAAATTTAAAATAGACATCAAAAAAACATCCATGCTATTATTTTTAGCTAATCTTTGAGCTTGGTTAACTGGATTAATAAATTCAATTTTAATTTTTGGAAATATAGTTTGATTAGTAATTGGATCAACTTTTAGAAAACTTTTTATTGCATTTGGAATTTCAGTAAATGGAGCATCTGGCAATAATGTAAAATTACCATCATCAGCATAAGACATATTAAACAAAATATCAAAAACCCTGTCTAATATAGACTCTAAATATTGCTGTAAAGATGAAGTTATTGATCCCATAATTCGATAACTTTCAGCTCTTAATTCTAAAATTTGAGTTGCCGTAGCTCTTGGATCATCTAAAACAGAAAGCTTATCTAAAAAGAATATTTTTCTAATTGCCTCTTGTTTTTGTAGTATTAATTCAACAGTAGGATTAACATTTTTAATATCAAAAAGTGGCTCTACCGCTCTTCCATTACCAACGGGGTTTTTAGCATAGTTTAAAGCTCTCGGTTGTTGATCTAACCTTTTTTCAAATTGACTATTAACAACTAAAGGTGGATTAAGAGTTTTTTGAACTGACTCAAAATAATCTCGCCACATTACATTTAAACTTCTAGCGTCTGGTAAAGCATAGACGGCTTGTCCTGTTCCATAAACTTCATTACTTCCTTTTGATCCTCTACCAATAGCAATTGGAAAAGTATTAAAACCAGTTTCTTCAATAATTATTTGGTTTTTAACATCAAACCAAATTCCTTTGAAAGGCATGTTTAAATTATCAACCTTAGTTTTATCCCTTTGGGTTCTTGGCATGATATAAAATCTTATATCACAAATAGAATCTGGTTTTTCAACCGCCTCTTTTTTTATATCTGCATGAATTTTACCTTCAGGAAATTTATCGACAATTTGCTTGGCAGTATATTTAAATAATAAAATACAAGTATCAACCATTCCTTCATCATTTTCACCAATTAAAATGTTTTTAATATGAATTGGTAAAAAACTAATTAAAGATTTTTTGCCTTTTTCAATTTTCATAGCAATTGTGCCAAAAGTAGCAAAATCTTTTAAATTTTCGTGATGAGCATTTTCAAAATTAGATTTACCATTGTAAATTATATTCCACATTTTATCAGTGGTCATTTTTAAATATTCCAAAATTTCATCATTATCTTTAAGATCTTCATTTTCAATTTTTAACTCAAACCAATTTGTTGATTTATTGGTAAGAGTTCCATTAAGAATTGAAGCAAAATTTTCTAAAGCAACTGCCATTGTTGAATCATTAACAATAAAAAAATCTTTTTTATCGCCAATACTTTTTTCGCTTGAAATATCTGTTTTAATTGGTCTAAAATATTTAGCTGTGTCTTGCCAAATAGTCTCAAAATTCTTTTTAACAGTATTGAGATTATCAAATGTTTTATTTAACTCTTTTATTTGATCCATTTTATCCTAATAATTTTCTTCTAATTAAATCAGTTGCAATTGATGATCCTGCAAAGGTAGTTCGTTTTTTTAATGCTTCTTCTTGTGCTTTTAAATCTTCTTCGCTAATTAATCTTAGTCTTTGTTCTTCAGCTATTTTAGCTTGTAAATCAGGATTTTGTAATCCTTGCATTTTTAAATTTTGTTCTTGTGTAGCTTGTCTTTGTTCTCTTGAAAACCCGCTACTTGCTGCAAACATTCCGGGGATTGATCCAAATGATCCAGCTGCAATTGCTGCAGTTCTTCCCAATGCTTCGCTTCCTGTTAAATTAGCAACAGACATTCCTATTTTACCTGTTGCTCTTTTAAATGCTTTACCTATTCCCATATTATTAATAATAAAGAGGGCTACTTATAGCAGTATCCCATTTTTGTTTTGCTTGACTTATATCTTTACGATATGAGACTGCTAAATATCTAAATGCATCGGCTCCGTGTGAAGCCCAGTCATGTTTTGGTTGTAGTTTAAACACATTGTTTTTATTGTCAAATTCTTTTTTGTAATTCTTAAGCGTCAACAAACCCCTTCTTGTTGTAGTTTCGTTAAAAAAACATTTAGGAAGTATTGATCTAACTGCGTCTATTCCATCTTCAATTGAAAGCTTAGGAGCAATTGAGAATCTTAAACCCAATTCCATTGCCGTTTCTAGCCTACTCTTACCGTTGCTAAATTCCCTAATTTGTATATCATGCGGGGCAAAATGTTGTTCGTAAATATAAGGCTTGTCTTTTACTTCTTTGATGTATGAAGCTAAGCCCCTGTTATTATCTTCGATGTAGTCGATAATTCTTATCTCATTACCTATAAATTGAGCAAACCAAATTGTAGTCGCATCACCAACCCCCAAATCCCAGAAAGTATAGACTGGGAGTTGTTGCTCCCAAGGATAATTGCCAATCCTTCCTTGCTTGTCTAAGTCGTCGATAATCTTAGAGTAATAAGCCCCTTCAATCGGGTTGTTAAAGCTACAAAGAAATTCTTGGTTAAAGAAGTCTAATGTCTTTCCTTCGCTTAGAATTTCAGCTTTAACTTGCTCTAGTTGCTCTTGCGTGAATACTCCCGTTTCTTCCGCTGTTTTAATTTCACTATGCCAGACATCGGGCATCTTTTGAGCCATTTTAAAAAGTTCGTAAGCGTGATTTTGCCCTTTCGGCGTGAAGTTAAACATTGCCCAGCCGTTATTTTCAAGTAGCATTGGTTGAATTGTTGCCCAAGCTCTCGGATCTTGCTCTGCATATTCACTAAATACTGCCCCTTTAATGCCTGCACCCCTTAAACTGTCAGGATTATCACTTCCTACAATTTGATAAATAGAACCATTTTTAAGCGTTATTTTAAGCTCTTTCTCATTCTTCTTAGCAATCAATGATTTTGGGATATAGTCAATGTATTTGCGACCCTCGCTATTAGTTTCTTGCCATACTGATTTCGCCCCTTGCGCGTAGCTCGGGAATATATGCCAGTAAGTCCCTATTGCTTCAAACATAGCACTGAATAAAATGCGATTCAAAGCAAGTAGATCTTTGCCTGCTCTTCTATGCCAAACATATATTGCCCTTTTTATCTTATCTATAATCATCGCATTCCAGACCCCTAGTTGATAAAGGCGGGGCGTGTAATTGTAGGGGATTTGTATTTCTAATTTATTACTACTCAATCGAGTTGTTGTTTTGATTTTGATTATCAATATTTTTAGTAAAATTTGCAGGGATTACTACAATTTGTTGACTTGTCGCAGTGTCTTGTTGCTCTTTATAGTTCAAATCAAGTTCTTTGCGATTTTTGATTTTAGCTAAATATAGTCTGTGTTGATAAAGTTCGCTTTGTCTACGAACTGTTGCATTAGTTGAATCGTCTTTAATCTTGTGCAGTTCTTGTTCTGCTTGCTCTAAAACTTCGTAGCTTGCTAGCTGTTGTGCTTGCTCTTTATCTTGCTTATTTTCATCAAGATTAAGATAGTTATGAAGATTAGTTAAATGTAAATTGAATCTTTCAGCGATTTGCCTGTAAGATACATTTTTTTCAATTAGATTAAATAAAATGTCTTTGTTTTTGTCTAAAAATTCAATTGTTTCTTGTTTTGTAAGTCTCTTTTTTTGAATTTCTTTTATTTCTTGCATTTTTTTAAAAGTTTTTACGCGCGCGAAGTTCACGCGCGCGGAGTATAACACGACACAAATCTCAAATTTAATCTCAAATCTTTATTTGTCAACAATTATCTTAATACTTCAATTCTTTATAAAAATATCTTTTTGAATTTAAATAATTATCTTTACTCAACTCACTCAAATTAATTCTCTTTTTCTTATCTCGCTCTTTATTGATAGTTCTTATCAAAATTGGTTTTGAAATCTCTTTTAACTTTTTTTTAAGTTCAAATTCTTTTTTCAAATTTTCGATAATTTCTTTAATTTCCATTTTTTTTATTTTTTTTTAATTTTTTATTTTTAAAGAAAAAGTAAGACAAAAAGAAAAATACTAACACAAATGAAGCAAGAATTTTTTTGTTTCTCTTTTTGTTATTTAATTTGTTTTTGATTTTTTATTTTTTTTAGCGTATCACATCTTTTTTCAAATGCAAGCTTTTTTTTTAACTTACAGACTCTAAGCTAAAAAAACTCTTGACACATTTTCAGCTTACTCCTGCTTGTTTGCATTTTTTTTTAATTATTTTACTTAATTTAATCTTTTTATGTGTTTTTGTTTTATTTTGCTACAACTTAAAATATTTTTATTTTTATTTGATTTTTTTCTTGACATGATTTTTATTATTAGAACTTGTTAATTTATATTAAAAGTTAATAGTTTTTAATAATTAATTTATTTTAATTTTTTGTTTAAATTTTGTTAAAAATATTTTTATTTATTTTTATCTTTTTCTATTTTGATACAGTGCGAGACCTTGATTTCATTGACTTGACACATTTATAAAATTATTTTTAATTAGTTCTTGACTATTATTTTATTGTTGTTTAAACTTAGTTATATTGATTATTTAAATTACTTTAATAATTAATAAATATTAATAATAATTAAATTAAAAAAAATATGAAAAACTTAAATAAAAATGACGGTTTAAAACTTCAAAAAATCGAAAATTTCAACAATTACGATTTCGATTTTGGAGTAGTGTATAAATTTGTTAGCGATGCTGATGATGATCAAATTAGTTTACAACTTGAAATTGTTGCGACAAATCTTGAAACAAGCGAAGAAAAAGTTTTTGCGTTTCAAAATGGAGCATATGATTCTAGCTATCAACCGCAGCAAGAAGAATGGGATTTTTATCAAGACGGCTCTGAAAATGTTGTAAAATCTGAAGGATTCG